AGCTATAACTGATGGCACAGCAGGTCTTGTTGGGCTTGTGCTTGTCCCAAAATGCTCAATACTTACACCAGTATTTTCAGTTCTCCACATAATCTCAACGTAATCATTAGCAGCCATGTCAACAAAGAAATTCAATGCAGCAATCATATGGCTTGGGTCGCCTGAACTTTTCCTTGCAGGAGGGTGAAATCTACTGTTTGAGTTTGCGATATTTGTTCCATTCTTGCGAAACCAAACATCCACATCTTGACCATCGTTTGTGGTGTTTTTAAACTGAATGGAAAACTGTAAATTGTAGAGTCCTGCGTTTTTTACGTTTAATCTTGAACTATTTGATAACGTAATTCCATTAGAGAAGTCAGTTGTATTAAAGGTAATAGGGTAAGCAACAGTCGTACTAGCAGCAGTCTGGTCTGTAGAGTCCTGAAAAGCCCCATAAGGCACAGAATCAGCAAAGGCAGCAGCCGAGTCAGGGACAAACAAAATAACGCTATCCCCACCAATCCTTCTGTCATTCAGAGTGGTAGTCGTAGCACCACCAGTAGCCAAGGTTAGCGTTCCAGTATTGTTGGTTTTGCCATCCATGATTCCACGGATAATCTCAGCAGTCTGTCGCTGATCTCCACCAAAAGGAGGAAGCGTTCTAAACATTATCTAACTCCCTGACCTTGGAAATCTACATCCAAGGCAACAGCAGTTTTCCATTGACCAGTAGGAGTTACTTGGAATTGATGGAAGTTACCATTAGACCTAAGAGACACCCTGTTATCAGAATCAGCCGCTAAAGCAGTACCAAACACAGGTGCTTCACTCAATAGTGTTCTAGAAGCTACTGCCACATTAGCAGAGCCTCCATCAATTAAGGGTCTAGCTAGGGTTACTACTGATCTACCACCTGCATTTAGATCACCAGTTACGATGTTCCCTGTAGCGTTAGCACCATTGTAGGTAACGACATATCTACCACTTGTACCCCCAAGGAAGTACTTTCCACCCATGTAAAGGATAGAGTCCAAGCTAACAGTCAAAGCATCAATGCTGTTAGAAATGGAATCTAGGTTTTCTAGGGTTACAGCAGAAGTAGAAGCATCAGAGATGTAATCAGTACCAGCATCGCCATAAGTCCACTTCTTAGTGTTGAAGTTATAAATTAACAATTGTCTGTTACCAAAGGTAGTTCTGAAGTTCCAGATAATCAACTTGCGAACGGGGTCTACAGCCGCAGACATTAGGTTGAACTGGCTCTCATCAGCGTTTGCAAAGAACCAACGATCTACTTTCTCTGTACCAATTCCCATAACACTCTGTCCATCGCACGAGTAAAAACCATCGTCTGACAAAAAGAAAGTTATGCCTTGAACTTGTGCAATTGAGCCTGAAGCGATACATCCCTTACCACGAGAAATATTGTCGAACTGGAAAATAAAGGGAGTCCCGATGTAACTCATTCGAGTTATTCCCTTTTCCAAGAGAATAATCCCAACTTCTCCACCACGAATTCCCATGATCTGACCACCATCAGGAATGTCTTGGTAATCAGATTGAGTTACCTGATCTGCATCCCATTCAGTCTCATCATTGATGCCAGACCATTGAACTCTAGATGGATAAAGAACAGATGAAACGTCAATAAACGCAGTCACCACAAAATCACGCACTACAGTCAAATAGCGACAAATAGGAGCATTAGCCGCTAGGTCTGCAAACGCAGTAGAAGTACCCAAGGTGAATACTTGCATTGGGTCACTAAAGTTAGTCCCAATAATTGAGTTACCAAACTGAGTAAATCTAAATCTGTCGCCATAAGCGTTAGGACTATACCCACCAGTTTTAGAAACATTGGTTACCGCACCAACACCACTTATGCTGAAAATCTTTGTAGTTCCAGCAGCAAATAGCTTAGTGTCGTTTGCTGGTGTTTTCCCTGCTACCAATGTAGTAAGGTCTTCAGAGGCTTCTTGTGAGAATGTAGCCGCAGTTGGTAGTGGGCCATACCCAATAGCCTGAGAGACTACGTTCTTTGCATCAACCAAAGCACCAGTAATGCTAGGTTGGTCAGGCATCCATTCACCAAATGTTAATTTTGTCGTTGCCATGTGTTATTCCCTTGAGCCTGAATTGTCCATGTGTTGTCATTAGCAGACACAGGTGTCCATGTGTTTGAGTCGCTAGAAACTACTGTCCATGTATTTGAATCTGTAGAAACAGGTGTCCAAGTATTGTCATCCTCTGGTACTGGTGTCCAATTCTCACCAAGGATTACACCTTTTGCTGTGATCGTAGTTGTACCAGTTACAGACGCTACTCCTGCATATATCGCAGAAGCATTAGCGGTAAAGTTTGCCGTTACGTCAACACTAGCGTGAGCATCAGCAACGATTCCACCATTAGCAGTAAATGTTGCACTACCAGTAATAACCGCTACAGCATCACGAACCCTAATTGCATCAGCAGTAACAGTCGCATCAGCCGTGATAGAAGCTACGCCATTGGCAACGATTCCACCCAAAGCAGTTACATCAGCAGTACCAGTTATAGAGGCGTCTGCAAACTGAACACGAGTTCCAATTGCTGTTACATCAGCGTTACCTGTAATACTTCCAGAGGCAAACTGAACCCTGATCGCATCCGCTGTAACTGTTGCATTAGCGTCAATAGCACCAGAGCCAAACTGAACCCTCGTAGCATCACAAGACGCACTAGCTGAACCTGTAATGCTTGCACTAGCGTATTGAATCCTGACAGCATCAGCCGTGACTGTTGCCGTTCCATTTACTGCTGCTACACCATTCTGAACCCTTACCGCATCAGCCGTAACAGTCGCAGAAGCACTCACAGACCCATAGGCATCCCATAGGGTAACTGAAGTGGTGTAGAGTGAACTATCGAGTGTGAGTGTTAAGTCATCAATGCTAGACTTTAAATTGTCTAGCGAGTCAATTGTCCACGGAGGCAGTAAATCAGCCATCTCACGCTAAAGTAACGCTCAATGAACCAGAGGCAATGCGGAACACGTCACCAGTTGCAATAGTCTTAGATGCGTCTAGTGCTGTGTGATAAAGCAAGTTACCTGTAGTCAAAGCATCACGAATACCAATGTGGGTAACAGTACCCCATGAGCCACCAGCTTGAGGAAACTCAACAGCAGCAGAGTTGGTAGTCGCACCATTGCTAGGCGCACCAAACGTCACAGACTGACGAGCATAGCTAGTGCCAGATACCTCAGTACCTGTGTCAGCATCTGTTGGGTCAGAAGTGTACAAAGCCACATACACAGTTGTTGGTGCTGTGTAGCTAGTTGCTCTCAAAGTTACGTTGATAAGAGCATTTTCCAAATAGTTAGACATTTCAGCCATAGTTTCACCTTGCAGTAAGTTTCATTGCTAATGGGACACCAGAGTACTGACCTTCTTCGTCAGACTTGGTAAGAGTGGTAATCGCACGATCATACATAGTGCCCCATGTATTGATTCGACCATCGTTCATCAAATAAGGTTCTGCCTCAAGCAAAGCAGCGTAAAGCAACGCATCAGGCGCAACATTCAAAAACACATTAGATGCGTTTGAACTAGACAGATATGGAGGTGCTGCGTAGTACAGCAATCTCAATGTGTAGATGCCATCAGGAGGAGGCGACAGTAAGAACTCGTTAGCCAAGATTGTGTAAGACTTAGGAACACCAACTTCTGATGCTCTTGGGTCATTAGACAAAGCAGATGGACTAGAGTAACTCAATGGCTGAATTGGGTTTGTCAATGCGACAAAATCACGAATCTCAATAAAGTCAGCAGGTAACTCAACAGTAGAGTCACCAGATACTGTAGGCGTTGTTACAGATTTGAGCATCTGACGAATACGCAGTTCTCTACGCAGACGATTCTCAGCAAATGTAATGAAGTCTGGAATCTGGTTAGTCAGATCAGACCTAGCCAGATAACCTGCAATCGAGGTCTGTAAATCAGAGTATGTTGCGAAACTCATACTACTCCTGTCCGAGTTCTAAAAACTCTGTTATCACGCTCATTTAACCATGCCCTGAAACGCTTCTCGTCTAGCACAGCAAAGCCACGCATGATGCCTTGTTTGTTAAGATCATCAATAACTGTCATTGGAATAGAAGCTATTTTATTTCCAAACAAGTTATCAGACCATCGAGCCTTTTCATCATAAGAGTTGTACTCTTTTTTGTTCTGCTCAACAATGTCAGTTATGTCCTGACGAGTCTGAATAACGATACCACCTTCACCATCAGAGTGAACAGCAGTTTGACGAAAATTGACAGGGTTTTGCATAGCCTAATTCTATCAGTTTTGGTAGAAAAGAAAATGCCCCAGAGGATTAGTCTGAGGCATTTTTCGGAGTTACCTTAGATTAAGGTGTAATGTCAGCAATGATGCCGTGAGCAGCTTCGTTCTTAACTTCCAATGTGAACTCGCACAACAATTGTGTAGACTCATTGTCACCAGTTACAGCCAACTCGTTGGTCTGGAATGGGCGCAAGTAAGCGATAGCAGCCATGTCGGGGTCAAGCACATATGCAACTTCGTCACAAGTGTTGGTAGAAGTCATAAAGCGGTTAGGCACAACAGAAACTGTACCGAAATCGCTCAAATAAACGTCAGCCGCACCAATGATGGTAGTAGGAGCATTTGATGGGGCCATGAAACGCTGTGCAGCGATACCAGCAAAGCCAGAAACCAATTGCTTGTGTGCAGGGTTGACCATCAACACTTTAGGATTGCCACCAGAAGCATAAACTTCACGAATAACAGTCTTCAAGATTGCTTCGTCAAAAGTGCGGTTTGTGCCATTGGTACGAGCAGTAGTTCCCAAAGAACCAGCCACACCATTAGTACCACCATCATAGTTAGAAGACAACCATGCTTGCAGACCACCCAATTTACGAGCAGTAGAGCTATTGCCGTTAGCAGCAACTTGGTTGCTCAACAAAGAGGTTTCCATGTCACGCTTGATTTCGCTAGAAGCCTTGGCAAGTTGATAAGCCTTTTCAGACTTACGACCAGCTTTGTCAACGCTCTGCAAAGTGCCAGAAATCTTGATAGTCTTCTGTGCGATCTGAGTGCGGTTGCCAACACGGGTAGTTGGAGACATGGTAGCGTCAGATGCTGTTGCACCCTCGACTGTGAAGTTGTCCAAAGTAGCAGCAGCCAAGCTGTCGGTCTGCCACTCGTGCAGAACAGCAGTAGCCTTTGTCTTGCCAATGGAAGACATGAAAGGGGTGTCTGTAGGGCTGATGTTATAGATAACGTCAGAGAGGTCTTCACGCATACCGATTGCGGTATATGTTTGATATGTAGCCATTTTAAAACTCCAAATTTAAAAGAATCGTTCAAATGCTTTTGCTGCGTCTTGGACTTTTCCAGTTTCACGCAACCTTTGCATTGCCTGTTTATCACTTGATGACTTCGTAGGCGGAGCAGAAGTTCCTGATCGCATCATCTTAGGAGCAGCTTGAAGTTTCTTATTTACCTCTGGCTTGCTCTTTTGAAGTTGCTGATACTTCATCCCGTTATACAAAGTCACCACAGCACGAGAGTCATATAGTTGACTGAGTTCTTGGTCAGACCACCCAACAGACTTCGCATAGTCACGGATTTGTTTCCGAACCGCATCACCCTGTGGCGTAGCCAACTCAGGAATCAAACTGGTTAACTTCTCAGACTCTTGACGGAGATGGTTTTGCAAAGAGGCATGATGCTCAGATTGTTGCTGTTGGGCAAGTCTTTGCTGTTCATTCCTAACTACTGCTA